CTTGAAAACAAACCGTGAGGTGAATGATGTCGGAAACTTTACAAGAGTACCTCGAACATAGAGGAACTCCACATCAAGGCTCCGTTCCTCATAGTGGTCGCTATGCTTGGGGTTCCGGAGATAATTCATACCAACGTGCAACTGGATGGTCTGATGTTGTGGCTAAATACCGCAAGACTGGACTGACTGATACGGAAATAGCGAACAAACTTGGTATATCTACAACAGAGTTTCGTAAGAGAAACAATATTGCTAAACAAGAGATTCGTAAGAACAATATCTCTCGAATCAATGAATTAGCTGATAAAGGATTCGGATCAATCGAGATATCTAGACAACTAGGTATCCCTGAGTCCACTGTTCGTATGAATTTAAATGCCAAGGTTAAACACAATGTTACCAGAATGGAACAAGTCAAAGGCGACTTGGAGAAACTGGTAGGTAAGTACGATTACATTGATATTGGTTCTGGCTCAGCCCAGCAGCTAGGTATTAATGATAGTATGCTTAAACGTGCTACGCAACAGTTAGAAGAAAAAGGTTATCATGTTCACAACATTTATGTTAAGAACGCAACTAATGATGCTCACTGGGTTGAAATGAAGGTCTTATCTAAAGAACCTGATATTTCTGTCGTACGACAAAACAGAGATAAGATTACACCACCTCTTATTTATAAAGATGAACATGGTGTATCTCAACTAGGACTTAAGCCTATTCAGCACCTTGATTGGAAACGGGTGGGAATTAAGTACGATGAAGATGGAGGTACGGCAAAAGATGGGGTAATGCAACTAAGACCTGGAGTCAAAGATCTTGATCTAGGTAATTCGCATTATGCTCAGGTTCGCATTGGAGTTGGTGGAACTCATTATCTTAAAGGGATGGCTGTTTATGGAGATCCTAAAGACTTTCCAAAAGGTGTCGATGTTATTTTCAACACCAATAAGAAACGAGGAACTCCTCCAGAGAAAGTACTGAAACCTTTGAAAGATGATCCCGATAATCCATTTGGTGCAACTATTAAACCGGGCGGACAGAAAGGTGCAATCAATAAGGTTAATGAAGAAGGCGACTGGAATTCCTGGTCTAAAACTTTATCTTCTCAGTTCCTATCTAAACAACCACCTGCTCTTGTTAAGGATCGTATTGAAACAACATACAATAAACTTAAGAAAGAGTACGAAGAGATTTCTAAGTTAACGAATCCAGTAGTTAAGAAAGCCTTGATGAATGATTTTATTGACGGCTTAGATTCGAAACGACAGTCTCTTAAATTAACAGGGTTTGATCGAATGAAAGGTAAAGTATTATTACCTCTCGATGGTATCAAAGCTAACGAAGTATATGCTCCATCCTTTAAGAATGGTGAGAAAGTTGTACTCGTTCGTTATCCTCATGGAGGAAGATTTGAATTACCAGAACTAACTGTTAATAATAAACTTGGAAGTGGTGCAGCTAAATTTATGCGTAATGCCAAAGACGCCATTGGTATAGATTCATCTGTTGCATCTAAACTTTCAGGGGCAGACTTTGATGGTGACTCTGTTATGGTTATTCCAAACAACAAGGGTCAAATTAAAACTGCTCGCTCATTGAAGGAGTTAAAGAACTTTGATACCAAAGCTTATTATACTCCTAAGCCTCCGAAGATCGATACCCAAAAACAAATGGGCGAGGTATCTAATCTTATTACTGACATGACTATTAAGAACGCATCACAATCTGAGATTGCTCGTGCAGTACGACATTCGATGGTTGTTATTGATGCTGAGAAACATAGTCTTGATTATAAGAGATCTGAAAGAGAAAACGATATTACATCTCTTAAAAAGAAATACCAATTGCATACCAATATTTTAACTGGTAGCAAAGGGACTGGAGCATCTACTCTTATTTCCTTGTCCAAGAGAAAGATATCTGAAACAGAGAAGGTGGAAAGACACCGGTCTCCTGAAGAACTAGCAGCTAACCCAAGACTCAAACCAACAATTACTAAGACTGTTCGTAAGAAAGGAACAGAGAAAGCTATTGTTGATATGGTCGATGATGCTAAGAAGCTAGGTTCTGGTACGCCTATCGAGAACATGTATGGTAATTATATTAATGCTCTTGGTAAGCTACAACAAAAGGGTCGTGATCTAGTAGACAAGACTCCTAACATGCACATCAGTAAGGAAGCGAAGATTAAGTACAGACCTCAGTTAGAGTCATTAGACAAGAAGCTTAGTGATGCTCTTATGAATGCTCCTAAAGAACGTCAAGCTCAACTGATTGCTAACAGAACCATTGCATCTAAACGAACTCCCGACATGCAGCCAGACCAACTTAAGAAGCTTAAGCAACAATCTATTGCAGCAGCTCGTGTACAAGTTGGAGCTTCTGGTAAGAAGGTAAGGATTAGCATTGACGATGATGAGTGGGCAGCTATTCAAGCTGGTGCTGTGTCTACTAACAAACTAACACAGATCATTCGGTACTCAGATGCAGACAGGCTTAAGCAGTTAGCTACTCCTCGTAAGAGTGAGTCTATCTCATTAGCTAAAGCAAGTAGAGCTAAGACCATGCTTCGTAATGGACACAGCTATGCCGAAGTATCTGAAGTTCTTGGTCTATCAGTTAGTTCCATCCAGAACATCGTAGAGTAAAGGAGGTAGTCAATGGACGAACAGTACGATGAAGTACTTGATGTCATGCTAACAACGTATGACAATCCATACAATCCCTTTACTCAATGGGATGAATGGTACAAGTATGATACAGACAATGACTACAATACACCTGAGCTATTAGCTTTTGTCATGGGCAACACTGATGACTTGCTCGACATCACTGAAGAGCTTGGTGTACAAGCAGCAGCAATCAATTGGATTGTTGATAATGGTCCAATCGAAAATGTTTGGACAACAATCAAACCAACTACCAAAACTCCTATTCGGCAGCCGACAGAAATAAAATAAAAAGTCTGTCGCAGCCATAGGGGGAGGGGTCACTACATTCCTTCCCTCTATTCATCGCCCCACCACTTAAAAATAGCTCCGGAGTGAATTTTATCCTGAAATTGGGGTTATTCTGTGGTCAAACTATTCAACAAGGAGATCAAAGTATGCCGAATACGGTACAATCACACTTCGTAGAACTATTGAAGTGGGTACTATCTCCTGAAGTGTTAACTCAGATAGGGTTTTATATTGGTATAGGAGGAAGCATCATAGGTTTTGGAACAAAAGTGTTCAAAAAATTATGGGCTAATTTGGAGAAAACGCAAAATGATGAACTATCAAGTCTAAAAGCATCTATTCAGAACTTAACAACTTCGGTAGAGAAGTACCAAAAGGATACTGAGCGAGAACTTTTACGAATACAAATAATCACGGGTATACATTCGGATAGATTATCCGTTCAAGAGGTATTGGTTTTGTATGATACATACTCATCAAAAGGATATAATTCATATGTTAGTCGTGTTGTTCATGATTATGTGGAAGAAAAAAGACAAGAAGGAAGAGGTCTAGACAATGACAGTCAATGATATTGTTAATTACATTACCTTACTGATTATCGTGGCCCCAGTTGTTATCCAATTGGTTCGTTATGTTGGTACTATTACTCATAACCGCAACCTTATCAACTTGGCAGATCGCGCACTAATCATCGTTACAAGTCTCGAGCAACTTAAACTTGTTAATAACGCTGACAAGAAAGCTGAAGCTCTTCGTAAGCTAGCTACCTACGCTAAAGAAGTAGGTATCAAGTTGACTGAAGATCAAGCGGAAGACTATATCGAAAACGCTGTAGCCGAATTGCGTAAGCTTCAGGGTAAACTTAACAAGGAGGGATAATCTATGCCTCGGAGAAAGAAAGAAATTCCTGAACTAAAGAAAGCGGCTACGCCAGAAGGTCGTATGAACCAACTTACAACGTTAGCTGTGGATTTAGCCGAAGAACAACTTCGTGCTGGAACTATCGCACCAAGTACTTTAAATGTATTACTACGATATGGTACTGTGGAAAACGAGTTGGCGCTTGAAAATCTTAGATCTAAGAACAAACTTAATGCAAGTAAGGTTTCTCAAATAGAAACCGAAGTTAAAGGTCGAGGAGATAGTGAGGAGGTTCTTAATGCACTTCGAGGTTATGCCCCGTCAGATACATTCGACTAAGAAACGTATTCTTACTCGAGAAGATCTGAATTTATCATATAATGACATGGCTGCCCACAAAGAATGGGGTGATCGATTGAATTACCTATCTTTGTTTGATAAGGGCTATGTATCCCCTCGACAGTTTTCAAATCCATTTTATAAGTCAAGGATGTGGCGTAATCTTCGTGAAGAAATTATTGCCAGAGATATGGGTTATGACTTGGGTTGTCCAGGAGTTCCTATCGAGGGACCAATTATAGTGCATCATATGATTCCATTAGTGGAAGACGATATACTAGATTGGAATGAAGACTTACTTTTAAACCCGGATTTACTAATTTCGACGTCCATAGAGACGCATAACATCATCCATTACGGTAGAAGGGTTGAAGAGTTAGTTGAAAGAAAACCTGGAGACACAAACTTATGGTGAGGTGACGAATGTCAGAAACAACCATCTTATCTGAGGTTAAAGGAACTCTGGATTTTGCGGTTGCTGAGGACGATGGTTTCGATGATCGTTTACTATTAGAACTAGATGGACTAATCGGTGAACTGTCGCAGCTGACTTATGTCAAGGAGGACTTCGTCCTTACCAAAGATTCAAAATACGAACAATTACTTAAGAAGAATGATCCTAACTTACTTCGGTTGGTCAAGACATTTATCAACTTAAGTTTGCGACTCGTGTTTGATCCACCCGTGGGATCGGTTTTGACCTCATTAGAAAAATCTCGTGACCGGGCGGCTGTTCGGATCACTATGCAGAAGGAGCGGTACAATTCATATGAACCTTGATAATGAACTGTTACACGCCGTTCAATCTTGCGATTCCAAAGATATCATTGAGCACTTCGGAATCAAAGGAATGAAATGGGGACAACGTCTTCGCTCAAGACTAGCTGCTCATAAACAGCGAAAACTTGATAAGCGAACCAACAAGAGTCGTAATCGGGAATGGGTGCACAAGTATGCCAATCGTTCGACGCTGAGCGATAAAGATTTACAACGTGCTGTCAACCGTTTAAGACTCGAGAATGACTTGGCAGAACAAGTCACTAGAACTACTAGAATTCACCAGAAGCCAAACAACGGTAATAGCTTCGCCAAAGATGTTGGTCGGGCATTAGTTGTTGATGGTGTTAAGGATGCTCGTCGTATTGTTACCAAAGAAGGTATTTCTTACATTAAGAACAATCCTGACAAAGTAGCTAAAGCTATTAGCGGCGTCCGGACATGGATGAATACATAAGGAGGTATTAGTCTGAGTGTTATCTAACAAAGCATATCCTCAGGAATATAGCAAATTCAAAGAACAAGTCTTGAGAGGTGAGATCCCAGTCAATCGATGGATATCATTACAAATGAATCGAATCGATTTCCTGATTGAGTCTCCGGATTATTTCTATGATGATCAAGCTATTGAGGGCTTTGTTCGATTTTGCGAGGATGAAATGACTCTAACCGATGGTAGTGATGTTACATTGTTACCATCATTTCGTGTATGGGCCGAAGATGCTTTGGCTTGGTATTACGAAAGCAATGACCGCGTGTTTAACCCTAAGACGGGTAGATGGGAAATGCGCAAAAGAATGAAACGTCTGACACGGAAACAATTCCTTATAGTTGGACGTGGTGCTGCTAAATCATTGTATTCTACGTTTTTACAGACGTATATGTTATTGATTGACCCGTCGACTACTCACCAGATAGTCACAGCACCGACAATGAAACAGGCTGAAGAAATTATGGCTCCTATTCGTACCGCTTTGTCTCGAGCAAAAGGTCCATTGATCAGATATATGGTTGAAGGATCTAAGATGACAGGTAATATGCAACAGAAACAGTTGTTAAGTAGTACGAAGAAGGGTATAGAGAACTTTGCCACAAACAGTCTATTGGAAGTCAGACCTATGTCGACGGATAGACTTCAAGGTTTGCGTTGTAAGTATGCCTCTGTAGATGAATGGCTCTCGGGCGAGATCCGTGAGGACGTCATAGGACCTATAGAACAAGGGGCGTCAAAGAACACCAACTATTTGATTGTCGCTACTTCGTCAGAAGGTACAGCCCGTAATGGTGTTGGTGATACAATCAAAATGGAGTTAATGGACATACTAGAAGGTCGATACAACAATCCTCATGTATCTATATGGTACTATCGTTTGGACGATGTTCGTGAGGTTCCGTATCCAGAGACCTGGCTTAAAGCAAATCCTAACCTCGGTGTAACAGTTTCTTATGAAACATATCAAGCCGATGTTGAACGTGCAGAGACTCAACCAGCAACGAGAGCCGATATCCTTGCTAAAAGGTTCGGTATTCCTGTTGAAGGTTTCACATATTTCTTTGTCTATGAAGAAACAGAATTACACAGACCTCAAAACTTCGATGGACTCGTCTGCTCAATGGGCGCTGACTTATCACAAGGGGATGACTTCTGTGCTTTCACTTTTCTGTTTCCAATTGGTTACGGTAGATTTGGTGTAAAAACTAAATCCTATGTATCCGAAGCCAAATTAAAGAAACTCACTGCTGCGATGCGTAATAAATATGACGAATTGATAGCAGAAGGTACGCTAGTAGTTATACCTGGAGTACTTTTAGATATGAATAGAGTATACGACGACCTTTATGACTTCATTTTGGAACATAAATATGTTGTTTATACTCTTGGCTATGACCCATACAATTCTCGAGACTTCGTACAACGATGGATTCGAGATAATGGTGAATTCGGTATCGAAAAAGTTATTCAAGGTGCCAAAACCGAAAGTGTACCTATGGGTGAACTTAAAAATCTAGCGTCAAATCGAATGTTAATATTCGATGAAGAACTAATGAAGTTTGCTATGGGTAATGCCGTAGCGCTTCAAGACAACAATGGTAACTACAAATTGTCTAAACGGAGAGCGTCCGAGAAGATCGATAATGTAGCTGCCTTGATAGATGCCTGGGTGGCTTATACCCGCCACAGAGATCTATTCGACTAAATCGCAACGAAGGAGCAATATGGGAATAATGGATAACGTCAGACATGCTTGGAGTATGTTTGCAAAGAAGCCAAACGAACCCAGTCTTAGGGAAACCGATCCCAAGTATCAGCAAACCTTTGAACCGCGAGCGTTAAATCCGAATAGTACAATTCCACAAAGGACATATAAACGATCTTCGATCGCATCAATGATCTTTAATAGGATTGCTATGGATGCTTCAATGGTAACATATCAGCATGTCAAGATCGTAAATTATGGTACTGACGACTCTACTGAAAATCAAGTTGTTCAAACATCTAGTTTACAACGTTTGTTTGAAGTAGAAGCTAATATTGACCAGACTAGTACGGACTTTTTCCATGACCTAGTATTCTCTCTATTTGATGAGGGTGTAGTTGCTGTGGTTCCTATGACTGCTGATATAGATCCCAGTACGTCTGATTCGTATAATATCTCATCTATGAGGGTGGGAAAGGTTCTCGAATGGTATCCTACAAGAATACGTGTTCGAGTATATAACGAAAACAAAGGAGACTTCTCTGAAATAATTGTGCCTAAGAAAATGGTAGCGATTATTGAGAATCCCTTAAACTCCATTCTCGGAAATGAAAATCCGACTATGGATCGATTGATCCAAAAGTTATCAATTTTGGACAAACAGGATTTGGAGTTGGTATCTAATCGTTTGAACATGATTCTCCAATTACCATATCCTACTCGGGCAGATGTTTACAAAGACCAAGCCGAAAATCGTATTAAAGCGATTGAAAATCAGCTAAAAGATTCGAATCTTGGTATTGCATACATTTCGTCCGAAGAGAAGATCACTCAGTTAACAAGACAAATTTCTTCTACTCTTATGGAGGAGATCAAATACTTAACAGAGGAACTTCTCAATCAAATCGGTTTAACAAAGAACGTATTTAATGGTACTGCATCCGCTTCGGAAATGCAAAACTATTATACACGTACTATCGAGCCGATTACTAAAAGAATACAAGAAGAATTCCAAAGAAAGTATATCACTAAAACGGGATATACCCAAGGTCATCGTATTGTGACATATACTGATCCATTTAAACTTGTTCCTACTGAACAGCTAGCAACCATTGGCGATACACTTCTTCGAAATTCTATTCTTACACCTAATGAATTCCGTGCTATTATTGGTTACGGTCCATCATCCAATCCTTTGGCTAATGAACTGTATAACCGTAACATTGCGGATTCTAATCAAGGGTATTCTTTGCCTGGGTCTGCTGAGTCCCCTGAAGGAGATTATGCTGAAACTGAAGAGGGTTACTATCCTCCTGAAGAACAGTAAGAAACTTCAAAATCCAAGCAAATAAAATAGGAGGACACACATGGGAACTCATCCAGCTTATGACTTCGCCGGGTATGCAACACGAAATGATTTGCGTTGTACCGATGGAGTCACTATCAAGCATGGAGCTTTCGAGGATAATGACGGTAAAAAGGTTCCGCTAGTTTGGTCGCATGATCCTAGCACCCCAGAAAACGTCATTGGACACGTAATACTCCATCAAGACAGTGAAGGCATGTATTGTGAAGGTTACTTCAACTCTACACCAAATGCTGAAGCTGCTAAAGAGTTGGTACTACATGGAGATGTCATGTCAATGTCGATTGGGGCTAACCGCATTAAGCGTACGCCATCCAATGACGTTATTCATGGTAATATCTATGAAGTATCATTGGTAATTGCCGGGGCAAATCCTGGTGCTGTAATTACGGAAGTCATTCGACATTCCGAAAATCCTGAGGAAGGGGAAACCATCATTATGGAATCTAATGAAATCATCCATTCTGCTCGCGATATTCTTATCGGCGAAGCGAAGGGTAAACCATCGTTGTTAGATCGTATTCAGCATGCTGAAGAAGGTCAAGCAACCGCCGAGCTCGACAAAGTTTTGGAAACACTTACCCCAGAACAACAAGAAGCCGTTGCTCTTATTGTCGACGCTGCTGCTGAAAGTGCTGCGGATGCTGCTGCTGAAGAAGTACTTAGCGAAATCGAAAAAGAACTTGCTACGCCAGCAGAAGAAGACGATACTCCAGCTGAAGACGGAGATACTCCAGCTGAAATTGAACAAAAAGACAATGAAGGAGAAAAGTTAATGCATTTTAACGCTTTCGAAGGTGATACTCTCACTCATAGCCAAGCTGCTACTATCAAAGATCAACTTACTCATGCAATGAAAGTTGCTCAAGAATCAGGTCGCAAAGTTTCTCATGTTCTTTCTGAAATGGGACAAGACGAACTGAAACACTCAATGAACAATGTTGAATTGTTGTTCCCAGAACACACTCTTACTGGCGGTGGAGTACAAGTAATTTACTCTAACAACACTGCTACTGAACATATTCTTGGAGCTGTTACAAAAGTACCTACTGCTTTTGTTAAGTCTATCATGTCAGACCTTTCAGATCTTTCAGAAGAAAATCTTCGTGCGAAAGGTTACATCAAGGGTAACCAAAAGAAAGAACAAATCATTTCTTTCCTTACTCGTAAAACAGATCCTAAGACAATCTACAAGAAACAATCAATCGACCGCGACGATGCTATCGACATGGGTCAACAATTGAACGTTGCTGCTTTCTTCCAACAAGAAATGCGTATGAAACTGAACGATGAAATCGCTCAAGCAATCCTTGTTGGGGACGGACGTGCTACTGGTTCACAAGACAAGATCGATGAAACTAAGATTCGTCCAATCTCTAAAGATGACGACTTCTACACAATCAAGACCAAATACGATTCTAAAGTATTGCTTGATATCTTCGAAACTGTTGCTAACCAAAAGACTAAGATGCATGGTTCAGGAACTCCAACCCTGTATGTAAACCCAACATTCTTGGTTAAACTTCGTTTCTTGCGTAACAAGAACGAACAATGGGTATTTGGTGGACAACAACCTGCTACTACAGAATACCTTGCTTCACTGTTTGGTGTTAAAGAAATCGTTGAAACTAACTTCTTGAAGGAAGATGAAATGATCATGGTTAACTTGGCAGACTATCAAGTAGGTACAAACCAAGGTGGTCAAGTAACTTCATTCGAAGACTTCGATATCGACTACAACAAACAGAAATACTTGATTGAAGCTCGTCTTTCAGGTGCTCTTGTACGTGCTAAAGCGGCTGTGTACTTCACACCTAAAGAAGCTGCAGCTGTAGTTCCTGGCGGCTAATCATGAAGCTAACGGGCATCGCTGGGTTTGAACTTGATCAAGTCGAGCGCGAAGACATGCCCAGCGTTTTCGATAGTAAAGTCGTGACCAAGAAGTTTCGCGGAGAGCTTCTTAGTCAGACTTGGCGTAATCAAAATAGCGACAAATCCACTAATGATAATTTGCTAAACAATAACAGAATCTCCCTTGTTATTAATAAGTTCTTCATGAGCAATATTGCAAATCTGAAATATGTGGAATATAATGGTGTAAAATGGAAAGTTGAGTCTTTTGATATTAAAACACCAAGAATTCACATTACATTAGGAGGAGTCTATAATGGTTAAAAATCGTCGAGATTTTCTGGATAAGAAACTCCGTGAAGTTTTAAAAGAACACGGCTACGCTCTCTATTATAATTCGACGTCAAATACAAAAATCACATACCCATGCGTCATCTATAAACTTTCCGATAAGCAGTCTAGGTTTGCGGATGACGTTCGGTATTTTCATAGAGACATGTATCAGGTAACTGTTATTTCTAAACTACCAGATTCGCCGGTAGTTGAGGATATTATGGAGAAATTCCAAAATGTTACCTTCGATTCAAACTATGTCATTGATAATTTGTATCACTCAATTCTTACTATAACACAAAGCTATTAGGAGGATTTAAATAATGGCTGAACTTAAATATCTTGAAACTGGTTCTCGTATTTATGAAACTGGTGTTTCCAAAGGTGTCTTGTTCGTTATGGGCGACACTGGTACATACAACCAAGGTGTTGCTTGGAATGGTTTGACTAACGTTCAAGAATCTCCAAGTGGTGCTGAGGCTAATGACCAATACGCAGACAACATCAAATACCTTTCATTAACTGGTGCAGAAAACTTCGAAGGTACTATCGAAGCATTTAGCTCACCTAAAGAATTTGACCAATGTGATGGTATGGCTGAAATCGTAGCAGGTGCTAACGCTCACCAACAAAACCGTCGTCCATTTGGATTCGCATACCAATCAATCATTGGTAACGAAGTTAAATTCAATGAATACGGTACAAAACTTCACTTGTGGTATGGATGTAAAGCTGCCCCATCTGAACGTCAACACCAAACAGTGTCTGATAGTCCAGAACCAGCAAATCCATCATGGTCAATTACTTCTACACCAGTAGACGTTCCAGGATTTAAGCCAACTTCAGTAATCACTGTTGATTCTACTAAAGTTGAAGCTACTAAATGGAAGAAGCTTATTGCTAAAGTCTACGGTGATGAAACAGGAAATGCTACACTTCCTACACCAGCAGAAGTTATCAACTTGCTTAAATAATTAATCGAATAGGAGAACTACATGTTAAAGCAAAAAATCAATTATGAAGGTTTTGACGGTCCAGTGACCACTGAAGAATATTTCAATCTTACTCGTATTGAGCTGATTGAATTCCAAGGACGACATGGCGGTAAGGAGATTGAAGCTCGTATCAACGAAATTCAAAAGAACGAAGATTTGACCGCTTTGTACGCTCTCCTCAAGGATCTTATCCTTTCCGCCTATGGTAAACGTGAAGGTGACCGGTTCGTCAAGAACAAAGAAGTTCGAGATGAATTTGGACAATCTCTTGCGTTTGGTCAATTGATCGAAGATCTTCATGAAAACGAAACCTCTATGCTAACATTTGTTAAAGGAATTCTTTCATCTATTAAAGGATTGGACGAACTCGTTAATAAGCAGGCATTAGAACAAGGCTAATCGTTTCGCCGATGGGAATTACTCATCGGCTTTTTTTTAAATTGAGGTATGATCTATGAAACACGATTTCTTGTATATCGAAGTTGACTCTTTGTCGCTTTTTGATGAAGAAAACCAAAGATTCATTGATAGACCTAAGCAAAAAGTAGAATTTCGATACACTCTAAAGAATTTAGATGAGTGGGAATCAAAACATAAGAAGAGATTTCTTGATAACAAGGATCTTACTGATGACGAACTTTTAGATTTTATTAAGATAATGTGTACGGATAAGAACTTTGACTTTAACCGGTTGGATGTCGATCAATATAACAGAATTATACAATATGTCTATAAGGATGTACCATCAGCAACGGTCTTACCTAAAAGTAAAAAGAAGTCTAAAGCTGGACAACGACAGTCCGTGTTTACCTCAGAGATACTATATGCTCATATGGCTATTAATGGAATACCATTTGAATGGGAAAATAGAAATCTAAACAAGCTGATGTTACTTATAAATACTGTTAATTCATTACAAGCTCCCCCAGAGAAAATGTCTAAGACAGAATCTATGGAAGAGCAAAGATCTATCATCGAACAACGTAGGGCTGAGGAAGCTCGATTGTACAAAGAGATGGAAGAGAAGGAGAAACAGAATGCAAATAACAGCTAGCGGAGATTTCAACAATATTGAAGCTTGGTTGAAACGTTCTGTTAAGAAGCATAATTCAGGTCCAGCAACTGAGTTGGCCAAGATGTTAACTAACAGATTATCGGAGACGACTCCGGTTGGTAGCGGGAAGACTGCCTCTTCTTGGGACTACACAATCAATCAAAATGGCGACAATATTGTTATAGAGATAACGAACTCCAACATAAACAAAGGAGTTTCGATAGCTCGCATAATTCACTATGGTCATGGAACAGGCACTGGAGGTTATGTTCCGCCTAGACCATATATTACCCAAGCGATAAATGATGTATGGTCATCTCGCATAGGTAAAATTTTAGAAGAAATGATTAAATAGGAGACAATATGGCAGGATATGTTGACGAAAAAATTGCCAAAGTCACCTTAGACAATAAAGGTTTTACTAAAAATGCACAAGACACTATGTCTGCATTAGAAAAGCTGAAAGCAGCATTCGCTAAAGTTAGCGGTAAAGGTGCTGCTGATAATGTTGCTAAGGACATGGCGAAAATGAACCAGGCAATTTCGAGTTCAACAGAAAAATCGAACGGTCTATTATCTCGTCTTAGAAACATCTTTAAACGAAACACTGAAAATATGGATACTAGCGGAGCTGGTAAATCCATAGATCAAATGAATACTGAAGTAGCTAGCAAGACTAGTAAAACAGGAAGTATTCTTGCACGTCTAAAGAGTATTTTTAGAAAGACGGATTCTGGTAATAACTTTTCGAATACTTCTGGTGAAATCGACAAATTAAATAATAAAGCTGGCACAGTAAATCTAAACCCATTGACTAGTGCTTTTGATTATGCGGCCACATCAGTACAACACTCATTATCTATTATGGATATTGCGTTGGGTAATGTGTTGGCAAGCATGATTCAAAAATCTATTCAATTCGGATCGCAATTCTTTAGAGGTCCTGTTGATGGTTTGGCTGAGTATAATAACAAACTCGGATCTATCCAAACTATTATGGCAAATACGGAGTGGGAAACGCCAGATCCGACTCTTCGTATGAGAAAAACTTCAAAAGCTCTTGAAGATTTGAACCAATATGCCGATAAGACAATTTACTCATTTGCTGATATGACGGCTAATATTGGTACCTTTACTGCCGCAGGGGTTGGATTGGAAGATTCGGCAACGGCAATTAAAGGTATTTCCAACCTAGCAGCGGCTTCGGGATCGAGCACTCTACAAGCGTCTACTGCGATGTACCAGTTATCTCAAGCATTGGCTTCTGGTAAGGTGATGTTACAGGACTGGAACTCCGTGGTTAGAGCTGGTATGGGTGGTAAATTATTCCAAGACAGACTAACCGCTATGGGTGAAAAGATGGGTCATGCCAGAGATATGACAAAATCTTTCCGTGATTCATTACAAGATGGTTGGTTGACTTCTGAAGTCTTGATTGCCACATTGAAAGAAATTTCAGTTGACAAACAAATGCTAGCCGCTGCTACTGAAGTAAAATCCTTTGGTCAATTGGTAGGTACGGTCCAAGAAGCAATTGGTTCTGGATGGGCTCAATCATGGGAATATTTACTTGGAGGATTTGAAGAAGCCAAGTCGATGTGGACAAATATTGGTAATATTGTCAACCCATTTGTCCAAGACGACCAAGGAACATATTATGATCCAGTTCTAGAAATGGAACGTTCACTAGGTAACTATAGAAATGCTATGTTGAAGACCTGGAAAGATATGGGCGGTCAACAAGCATTATTTGATGGAATTACTAATTCTATTAAATTCTTGATAAGTTCTCTTGATGGTCTAAGATCTGGATTCCGTTCAGTTATTGGTACATACCAAGAATCGGCAGCCGTTCTTACACAACTAACATTCAAATTTAGAGATTTTACTAAGTCACTATCTGAGAATGTATATATTCAAGGAACTATGACATCTATTGGTAGAATGTTCGGTACAGCTTTCCAATTAGTTGGAACTGCATTATCTAAAGTTGGATACGGTATGAGTATTGTTGCTGGATCAGGTAATGGGCTTATTCTTACATTTAAGAATATTTCCGACTCAGTAACTAATTTCCTTAATGGTATACTAAATTCAAACAACGTTATGGTCGGATTGGTTGCTATTGGTAAAACAATCGGTAATGTATTTGGGATTCTTGTATCTATATTCAAGATTGCTGTGACCATTGTCCGACAATTCTTTGGCGCATTTTCTGGAGGAGATGGTGGAGGGTTTAAAACTTTTGCTACAACTTTAGCTAATATTACTGGTAAAATCCGTGAATTTGTAGAAGGGCTCGAACAAGGTATTAAATCGTTTGGTATATTCCAAGCGATGGGGAATGTGGTTAAGAATGTTTTCTCAGCGATTGGTAGTGTTATTGGTTCGGCATTTAATGCCATCAAAAACGTTCAATTACCATCTCTAGAAGGATTTAAGAACTTCATCACAGAAACAAACGCAGCATTTTCTGGAGGATTCGATGGTCTATTCAAATACCTAGGCGATAAATTTAGTAAAATCTCTGGCGTGTTTGACAAATACATGGGCGGGATTAAAGATATCGTAGCTAAGACTGCTGATTTCATGAAAGCCATGAATGTTGGAGATATTGTAACAGCTTTGATTAGTTTGTTTGCTATTGACAGATATGTAAAAGGTAAACAAACTAAAGATGGCGTTATTACAACATTCTTCAATAAAATCAAAGACGTATTTAATTCGTTTGTTAAAGATGCTAAAACTCTTAAAGAATCATTCATAGATGTATTTGACCAATTAGGACATTCGTTGAAGGCATTTACTAACTTGGTTAATGCTGGATCTTTAATTCTTATCGCAGCAGCGATTGCTATCTTGACACTATCTTTGAAAGAATTGTCTAAGATGGATATGCCATCTCTATCAAGAGGGCTTATTGGTATTGGCGGAACATTCTTGATTCTAATGTCAGGGATGAAGAAACTATCCGCTATCGCTAGTGGATTTCCTAAAGGCGGAGCTGCTACAATGCTGGCTTTGGCTATCTCTATGAGAATTTTAGCTGGAGCTATGAAGAAAGTAGCCGAGCTAGATACTGGACAAATTGGTAATGCCTTACTTGCCATGTTTGGTGCTATGAAGATTATGGTATCGGGTATGAAAGGTATGTCTGGTATAGAAGGAGCTCAAGTTGGAGTATTCAAGATGATAGGTCTCGCTTTAGCTTTGAGAATTCTAGCCGGAACATTGGTTAAACTTAAAGACCTTTCTTGGGAAGAGATTGGTAGATCACTTACAGCATTGGCTGGTGTCATGCTTACAATGGCTGGAGCCACTAGATTAATCTCTAAAGTACGTATACCTATCTCAAATATCTTCAGTATGATTGCTATGGCTCTTATGATGAAGGTATTGGTATCAGCAGTAGCTGATATAACTAGATTAGATCCATCTAGACTAATTGGCGGTGTATTAAGTGTAGTAACTCTAATGGGAACTCTCGCTTTAGCTACAAGAGTTCTTAACGGAGTTAAAGTCACTTTAAGATCTATCTTCGCTTTGATCTCGTTCGCAGTGTCTGTCAAAATGCTAACAGACGCCGTACAAAAGATGGCTTCTGTTCCAGCAAATTCTCTAACAGGTGCGGTATTCTCAGTAATGGGACTATTAGCAACGTTAAGTTTAGCTACTAAATTGCTTGATGGTGTTAAGGTAAAACTGGGAGCCATACTTACACTTATAACTTTCGCCGGAACAATGTACGTTTTGGCACTTGCTGTTCAGAAATTGTCCACGGTATCTGACGAAGGGTTGATAAAGAGCGTATCTGTGATTTCTGGAGTTATTCTTGGACTTGTTGGGGTTACTCATCTACTAAAAAGTGTTAAGATTAATTTGGGTACACTCGGAGCGCTTATCACATTCACTGCAATGATTCATACAATAGCAGAAAGTATATCTCTGTTAGCTCGGATGAATCTTTCTTCTATGGCGGCAGCAACAACGGCTATATTAGCTATTATTGGAGGTATAGCTATTGCCGCTAAATACGTATCAACATCCCAAGGTGACGTTGTATCGGCTTTAGCGACTATGGGATTAATTGGTACATTCGGACAATTGTTGACCAATATTGGAGATACTCTGGTCAAAGTTGCCTATTTACCATGGCAAAATGTCCTAGTAGCAACCGGTGCTATAATAGCAGTTTTGACTTCTATCATATTTGTTATGAAAGCTTCTCAGAACGTAATTAGTGACTTTGGTGAACTCCTGGCGGCAGCTCTAATGTTATATGTTATTGGTGAGGCGTTATCCAAAGTAGCACGTCATTCGTGGGATCGTGTATTAGTTGCTGTTGTAGCTATTGGTGCTGTGATAGCGGAACTAGTAATTGCAATGAAAGTTCTTGATGGTATTGGTGGCGGAGGTGCTCTAAAACTCATAGGTCTTGCTTTAGCGTTGACTATGTTGGCAGCTCCTATTTACCTACTATCAACACTTAATTTAGTTGCCGTTGGTGTCGGTCTCGCCGCATTGGCAGGTAACTTAACGATTCTATTAATAGCTGCAGCTTTAGCAGGACCATTGGCTCCCGGATTAGCCGCACTATCTGGAGCCCTTATAACATTTGGGGTATCTAGTATTTTAGCAGCATCATCTATACTAATAGCCGGATTAGGTTTCCTAGCGTTCGCGGCCGCACTAGCCATGTTGGCAGATAGCGCTCCTAAGGCTTTGAAAGCTATAGTGGAAGGCGTCGCTGGCATGATGAAAACCTTAGTAGAAAAAGGTCCTGCGATGATGCAGACTGCCATTATATTGGTTCGAATGTTCCTACAAGGTTTGGCTGTTGTTATACCAGACATAATCAAAGCCGGTATAGATATGATTACTAATTTCTTATTAGGAATGGCACAGTCTATGCCTCAACTGTTCTCTGCTGCTGTTAAGCTATTAACCGAGTTTGCTAAATCAATCATGGAAAACATGGATATTCTAGTACAAACTGGTTTAGAGATTGCTATTAAATTTGCAGAATCTGTAGCATCGGCTCTAGAAAAAGTTGGAGATCGATTAGTACCAGCACTTCAAAAGATGTTCAAGGTTATTCTTGACGTCACAATTAGAATTCTTAAAGGTCTAGTTGGTCCTATTCTAAACGCTATTGTCGAAATTCTTAAACCAGTAATCGACTTTATTCTTAATGCACTTAAAGGACTTGCTGATATTTTAGCACCTATTCTTAGACCAATCGCAGCGGTTCTAATCGAACTATTCAAAGGTCTGGCTGATATTATCCGGTCTGTTGCAGATGTTTTAGTGTCATTGTTTACCAATATTGCATCAATCATTCAATCTGTAGCTGATGTTATTATTCAGATAGTTCAAACTATAGAATCCGTATTCACTACAATTGGAGCTACTATCCAATCATTCTTCATGACATTGCAAGTTCTATTCATGTCAATTGCGTCGATCGTACAATCTGTTATAGATGGTATTGT